TCTTGTGTGTAAGTACATCTAGGTCCTACTGCAACGCAGGAAGTAAATGCAAGTAATGATAGTATTAAAAATATTTTTTTTATTATTGACATGATTCACATTCTCCCGTGTCGTCAATGACGACACCACCACCTTCATAGGTAGAGTCTTCTTCTCTTTGTCCACACTGACAGTTGGTGCATTCACCTTCGGCGTTTGGACAGTGGCACATTTTATTACATATTTTACAAAATTTTTCAGTCATTTTTTTTACCCGTAATTCCCCAACTATTTTTAGGGATCTTGTTATTTTTTAAGTCAGTGTAGTGATAGTCATAACTACCTGCCTCATGCTCATCTGTAATCCATTTTGAAGTATTTTCAACAGACCAGGTCTTGGTATTAACTAGTCTATGTATTAATTGTTCTGATGGATCTGCAGCCAGCGATGGGTCAAATGCTCTTAACCGATTGTTTGGCTGTATTGCATAATTGCCATCATCTAATTCTATTACATGACCGCACTTATGTTGATCGGGTTTTTCGGCATAGCCGAAATTTAATTCATTAGAATCCCCCGCGCACCAATCAATGGTGAATAAGTATGTTCCTTCCCTTTTAACCTTGCGTCTGGAAATGTAGGACATCTTAGATCCAGCCAACTGATAAAAAGTTGTAACACTAAAGTTATAACTGAAAGAATCCCACATTACCAGTTCATTTAATGGTAATTCTTCTGCTCCTGGTTTAGTGCAGAAAGCAGATATTGGAGCTCGCCACCATAGTCCTCCATCAGTCATTAGATAATGAAATAAAGGGACCTGCTTAGGTAGGGAGCTTACTCCAAATACCACACATTCAAAATATTTATCGTGGGAATCTTTTTGATCGCGTAGATAGTTACCCCTAACGTAGCATTCTATGATTGGGATGTTAGCGTTGAGATAGGCCATCGATCATAAACTTCCTAGTTAGCTAGAAAGTAAATGGCAACTACCACTACTACTACAGCTGCAGAGATCTTAGGATGAGCTACTGCTAGTCCCCAGATTCTCTTAGCTTCATTTTTTACTTTTTCCATAGTTTCCTCCTGGTTAATCGTAAATATCTCCCCAATTAGCACCAAACTCATAGTCTACTTTGTTGGGAACTTCAAGTGTAACAGCATTCTCCATAATCTCAATAATTTTTTTAACCTCATCTTCCCCTCTAATTGAAAGATCTAATTCATCATGTATTTGAATATGAGGTATAATACCTTCTTTATAAAGCTCTAACATAGATTTTTTGGTCATGTCTGCTGCGCTTCCTTGAATTAATTTATTTAAAGCTTTGTAAGTATAAGCCCGTCTAATTCCTGGTCCATGTTCCTGGAGTGCCTCTTCATGAGGCATAGCTTTATGCATCCCAAAACTATTTGGTTCCCATAGATGGAAGCGACAAAGACGACCCAGAAGAGTTCTAATTTGTCCCCGATCCTGCGCTCTGTTGGAAGCTTTCTCCATCAGTTGTTTAACAAAAGGTACTTTACCATGGTAGGTGTTAAAAAGATCGGCTGCTTTCTCTTTAGTTACTCCGAGTTCTGCTTGTAATTTTGCTTTACCCATACCATAAAATAATCCTAAGTTAATTGTCTTGGCTTGGGATCTAGGTATGTCTGCCATATTGGCAACGGTTTGATGAAAATCTGATCTAATATTATCTTTATAAGAATCTACGACTTCATAAACAGATGGAAGTTTATAAAGAGATGCATAGTGTACGACGAGTCTTGGTTCCTGTTGATTGTAATCGAAGCAACCCCATTTACATCCTTCTTCAGGTATAAATAAACTTCGGATCTTGGGTCCCAGATCTTTATTTCTTGCAGGAATTTGCTGTAGGTTTGGGTTCTGGTAAGAAAATCTTCCGGTGACCGTGCCTCCTGTCTGTGATCTTAATTGATTTATCTCTGCGTGTATTCTTCCTTTATGTTCGTATCTTAAAATAGAATCTATAAATGTGGTGTGTGCTTTATTTATTTCTCTAGCATTAGCAATCATATTAACCACAGGATGTTTATGTTCCTGTAAAAAGTTTTTGGTAAAGCTAGGTGCATCTGTTTTTTCTGTGCGTGGATATTCTAATCTTAATACATCAAATACATTAGCCACTGATCGTGCTGCCCAGATCTGTGTGTCAATATTTGTTTCGCCTTTTATTTTATGTAATAAATCTTGTTCTGCTTTTTTAAATTCTGTTTTCATTGTATGAGCTCTTTCAATGTCAACTCTCACACCTTTAAATCTCATGTCAACCAGACACGGGAAGAGTTCTGTTTCTAAATCAAAAATGTCCTCCAGGTCCTGGTTAATAATTTCTTTTTTCATCTCTTGCCATAGACCGAAGGTTACTTCTGCGTCTCGTTCTGCATAAGATCCAACATGCATAGCCGGGAGTTTATACATTTCAGCTTTAGGGTCGATGCCCCATTCTTCTGCAGCTTCTGCTAATGCTCTTTCATTTTTACCGTAGCCTAGGTAATGCCAAGATAAACTGTTAAGATCATAACGAAATCTGTTTTCATCTGTAATAGCTGCAGCAATCATTGTGCAAACAATGTCACCATTAATTGTAAATCCTAACTTTTTGAGCCAGCAAATGTCGTACATAGCGTTGTGAAAAATTTTTGTGGAAGGAGATTCTAAAATATCTTTAAGCCAGTATAAAACTTTAACTCTATCCATATTTCCTCCACCTTCATGCGCAATAGGAAAATATCCTTTATAGTATTTTGTGGCTACAGCAATCCCAATTACTTCTCCGTTACCAATAATAGAACCTGATCCTTTTTTAATTAGGTCGGGATCTCGAGTTTCTAAGTCGATTGCAATTTCATCTACCTGTCTTAGGTCTGGAAATTCTGTAGGTTTTACCCATTCAGTCTGTGCTTCGAACTTTGGTATCTTCATAAATGTCCTAGCATGAAATAACAATACAAACACAGTAGAGTTATTAACAACATATAGTGTGGAATATGAGAAGGTTCTTTCAAGAGTAGTCCCTTTCAATAATCATATCTATAAAATGTTTTGCTTTCAATAAGTCTTCCTTTCCATTCTTCATACTGTGTCGAATGATATATTTTATAACGCATCCCTCTGGATAAAGCAACTTATTATCGATCACAAATTTACTTGGTTGTATTTTAAATTTCTGATAATGTGATCCGCCAATTTGTTTATCCCAAACTTTCGATGTCATATCCTTTTGCCTCCTTTTTTGCTGTCATGATATATAAATTTTGTGATGTTCTTGTAACTCCCACATACCAGACTCGATTTTCTTCGTCTGCTTTTTCAAAACTTTTATCTACTGCTTCTCTAATAGTTTTAGTGTTATCTAAAATTAATAAAACGTTTGTTGCTTCTCCACCTTTTGCAGAATGAATTGTGGATAATTTTATTCTTGCATCTTTAGATAGTTCTTCTTCATGGCGTAACATTTCTCTGATATATAAACATTCCTCTGGATCCAGAGTAAATACATCAAACCATCTATCGGTATTACTAAATCCAAATTCTTTTAAGTCATAAAGCCTTTCTTCCTTCACAATAAAATTACTAGAAGGGATACAATCAAATATATCCTTTACTTCTGTTAGAGATAACTTATCCTGTTTATCGGACCACCTTGTGTAGTTTACAATACTTCTAAACAATGAGGTTTTGTAACTTTTGCGACCCTTAATTTGAAAATAGATTCCCATGTCTCTTAGGATTGGTTTAATTTTATCCAGTCGATCGTTTGTTCGTGCAAGAATTAACCAGTCTCCTGCGGATAGAGGAGCATCTTCTATTGAAGTTATATGATCTACAAATCCTTCTTCTTCCCTCGCTTTCCAATGCTTTTTGATTCTTCTTTCTTCAGGGATTCTGTCTAAAATTTTATCTGCTATAATTTGAATTTGTCTAGGAACTCTGTGAGATTGTGGCAAAATAATGTCTTTTTTCGCTGGCTCCTGCTGAAATTTTTTAACATCTGCGCCAGCCCAGCCATAAATTGCTTGATCATCATCACCCGCTAGTATAACATATTTGGAATTTTCCCTTATAATATCTACCATTTTCCACTGTACAGGGGATAAATCTTGAGCCTCATCAATAAAAACTATGTCATATTTCGGACACAATTCGGCCACATTAAATTTTTCGATCATGTCAGTGAAATCTTTTAGTTTAAAAGAGTCCTTATAATTTTCGACCTCATCTTTTAAAATTTGTAGAAGTTGTTTATCTAAAGTAGGAGAATACATATCTGTGTTGTATTCCTCTTTGATCGAAACCCCCTTAATTCTTGCTGCATTTATTAGATTAAAGTATTCACTATTTGAATCTATGAACCCTGTAGTTTCTTGGCCGTCGGAATAAACCGTAACTTCTATGCCGAGACTTCTTCCTATATCTTCGTAGTGTTCATCCTGCATGACTTCACTTTTTTTCATACCCAATCTCCAAAAAGCTAAAGAATGCAGAGTTCTAAAATGTTTTAAATCTTTACGTTGGAGGTTTTTATCTCCGTCTAACATTCTATCAACAGCTTCATTGGCTGCTTTTTTAGTAAAAGCAAAGTATCCTATCTTATCTAACGGAGTTCCAAGTTTATAAAAAGTTTTTGCATAGTTAATAAGTCTGGTTGTTTTCCCTGTTCCCGGAGGCCCGTATATTTTTCTGCTAATCACATTATCTCCGTTTTATGTTTTACTTTTGTATGATGAATAGGTACCTCTTCAAAAGATTTTATATTTATTTGCACCACGTTTTTGGTAGATGAATTATGTCTACCTTTCTCTTTTGTAGGAAATCGTTTTTGTTCCAGAAACTGGATCGCGCACTCTCGGTAAGTATGCTGCATAATACGTCCTGTTTTTTCTTCTTTATATTTCCAATCTTTAGCTTTTAATCTGTCGTATAATTTTTCGAATTTAAAAAATGCATATTCTCCTTCAATAAGGACAGACCCACTTTTAAATGCTGCATCATTCACAGCCCTGGGTCCATTAATTTTTGCGTGTAGAACATCATGTAGTTTTTCTCGAGGAGATGTTCCTATCGGAGGCTGTACTTTTGTTTGAGTTTTATATAATTCCTCCATTACTTTTTGTTCGTCATCACCTTTAATAAGAGGAGGTAAGAATCCCGCTGCTTTTGCTATTGCATTTCTACGTTTACGTTGGTCATTTAAATGTTCAATTGATCTACAAAATACTGTAGCAGTAGCAATCCCATCTGGTTTAGTGACATCAAATTCATATTCAGGTTCTTCAAATATTTCTATCTTTCTTAAGTTAGTTAAAACAGGGTATGATCCCTTTGAGCCGGCGAGTACACCAAATCTTTTTTTAACACAGATACCTTTCTTACAAAAATCACTAAGAGGACTCTGTGTGCAGGTATAACCTTTATCAGATCTTTTCCATGATTTTAATTTAGCATTTAATATTTTATCATCCCATGCATTTGCATGTCTTTCTTCAAAAAACTTAACTGGAGCATTTTTTACTTTCTGTTCCCATCCATCTGGGTACTTCATTTTAGCAAAGACATGATAGTTGTACATAAATCTATCTTTGCCATCAAAACCTTCTTTGTTGGATATTTTAGATATATCAGCCAGACATGGTGGACCATCCATTAAATCAGCGTCCGTCCCTTCATATATTTTTTTATCTATATTGGTGGTAATAATTTCTAACTGACCCTTAGAAACTAGATTTGCCTCCACTACTTCTAAAAATTTATCTATTTCAAAGGGAGTACCGTCTATATTTAAAGCTCTTCTTTTACCTCCGTAGTATGGCAGGTTAATAAATTGTCCTGGTTTTAATTTTCCAGTTTCTTCGTCTCGTGTGAGTTCTGTTTGTTTAGGAAAGATTTCGTTACTAGGTTTTAGTTTAAAGAGAGGAAGTAAATTAGTTAAAAAAGATCTAACCGCTTTGGCATCTATGAACTGATCCATAAATAAACATAAATGTAGACCACCACTTTTAGATTCGATAGGTATTAAAGGTAAATCATAATCCTGTATTACGTCGATAAAAAATTTTCTATTAAAATCATCATAATCTTTTGGATCAACATCTACAACACCTAGTCTTGTTTCTGCGTCTTCGTTACAAGGCTGAATACCAATAGATAACTTACCATTTAAATGGGCTTGGTAGACTTCTTCTGTGAGAGGCTCATAGTTCCATCTGTATACTGGTTTCTTCTTTCCGCTTTCTGGGTCTATCTTTGCTTCCTGGTGTTCAAAGTCAGCTAGTCCGTAAGCAGCACGATAACCATCAAAAAATTTTATATATCTTTTATCCATAACTGATCATATGGGCCCTTCAGTCTCCCTCCAGGCCCAC